AGGAGCGTTACTTAAAGTGAATTGCTTAGTAAAGCTATTGGTAAGTGCAGGAGCTATAGATGCACTAAAGAAACTAGCACTAGGAAAGTTCCAGTAACCTGCATTAGGTTCTACTAATCCGTTAGCTACATAGAACTGATCGTTACTAGCACTTACACCCGGATTGCCAATAGCACTACCGATTCCGGTATAGGTTATTACTGCACCTGATACTGAAGTACTGTACTCCTCACCAAAGGCTACTAAAAAGTCTTTAGCACTATTGCTAGCAGTTGCCAAAGGAGATGCTTTCCATACCGGATCAATATCTAGGTAGGATTGTAAGATTTGACCTACGTTAAAGACACCTTTATTATTAGTGTTAGGCTGTTGCTTTATTCTCTGTAAGATCTGAGCACTACCACTGTATTTTACATCGCATACAAACTGGTACTGAGGAGAGCTAGAGGTAGTAGAGGTTACTACATAGATCAAATCAGCGTTGGTCATGTTTGGTGTGGTAGGTGATTGCTGAATAGTGATAGGCATATCAAATGGTAATTTCGTTCAAGCCTTTCTCGTCTAGCTGGGCTTGTATATTGTTGTTTATGTCAATTGCAGATGCATCTTCTATCTTTTGTAACCCTTGATTCATTACTGTCTCTAAGGAAGGTGCTATAAAAGGTCTAGCCTTGATACCATTCTTAGCTATGCTCTTTGCCATAGCCCAGGCTAGTTGTTCTGTAGTTTTACCGGTTACCCTTATTTTCCTTTCGTTAATCCAATCCTTAATAGCTTGTACTGGTGGCATTCTATCACCAGCTCTTCTGCCCTTATCTACGTAAATGGCGTAATCAGTACCTGTTACCTGAGTATCTAAACCTTGGTCGGTATCTACCGTAACTGCGCCTAAAGTATCCCTAAGTGTACCTGTAGCAACTGCATTCTTCCGAGTAAGGATATCCTTCATGGTCTGGACTGTCTCCAAACCAACCTCTTGCATTGCTTTTTTTAACTCAGGGTATAACATTTTTAGCTAGGGAATAAACAGAAGTCAAGTATACCTTGCTCAACGTAATCAATAGAGGCTACCCAACCGTAAACCCTATCGTTGAAGGCTTCGTTAACTGGGGTGATGTTATTGATAACGATATAGCTGTTTTGTTGCTGGGTACCTAGGATAAAGTAGCTGATAAGGTCATAAATAATGAACTCGGTATCAGACATTACCTGCTTGTAATCACTTTCAGTAAGTCTGGGAATATCTAGAGAGTAAAGTTCAAATGATAGCCTTCTAATACCTGATTGTCCGTTAGGATTAACTACAATACCTGGACTTGTTAAAGGTCTTAAGAAAACATAGCTATACTTTACATTCTGAGAGGTACTATCTAGTTTATCTAGGGTACCATAGTAAAAGGTATTTACCCCTAGGTGAGCATTACATGCAGCTTCAAATGTATCGACTATGTTCTTAAAGGTTCTCATAGTAGTGTGCTATCTCTTTTGCTTTATCAACTGTGATATAAAAGATACCTGCTAGGTCATGTACTGATCTACCTGATTTATATAGTTGCATAAAAAGGTTTACATCAATAAATGTTTCTGGTACCTTAACTTCAGGTACTTCTGGAAGACCGTCTAGGTTTAGTAGCTCGTCGATAATTTCGTTATCTGATTTTCTATTTCTGCTCATCGTATTCTTTTTGTTACCATTTCCTGCCTTTTTCTTTCTCTTTCTTCTTGTCTATTCTTATCGTATTCGAAAGCTAAGTAGTTAAGGGCGAAAATAAAGTTTATATCTGTAATTGAGTTATCTCCTGTGATTTTAAGGATGGAACTTTTCGAGAGGTGATAAATTGTAGCAAACCATCCCCAATGTTGGGAGAAGTCATTTTGTCCGTCATCGTCTTCACTGTCAGCATCCTGTCCTTCTTGCTGAGAGAAGAGGTCTGAGAACCTGCTAAGATACTGCTTCCGTTGACCAAAAAAAAAGTCATAGCACCTACTGCAAATGAAGCTGGTAGATTTTCCATTACCTTAGCATTTTCTTTTCTAAGTTCTGGAGTATACTTTTCTACCGTGTAGTATTTGAATAGGTTCTCAGCTTCATCTAATACCAGCTTATAGGTATTCTTTACTGCCCATTTAACACCGTAAAACTTATGCTTAACAATTGGACGATACAGCAAGGCCATAATCTCCTCGATGTTCTCCATAGCATTTTTGTTTAGGTTTTCCAGGTCAATGTACTCACCTAGGGTAAGTTTTGAGATAGGTACGTAACCGTATAACTGACCCTCTATATCGATTATAGGATAAAATTCAGAGTTAAGCTGTACTACCTGTTCTGATATAGTACTAAAGACAGTCTTGATATCGTATTGATTCATTTCTCTGACAGTCTCAATATCTAAATCAGACAGTATAGCGATAGTGTGGATCATCTTATCTAGGTTAGATAAATGTTCCAATCGGCTGACCTGCCTATAATTTTTAAGACTAAGGTAATCAGGTATTTTGACTTTTAACTCCATACTATGGTAAATAGAATTTTAGGGTTTATCTAACTTATATGTTTATATAATTATAGGCTAGATATCTTTCCAAATTTAGGTTTAACGTTAGTTATAGGTCCACCGCTAACGTGGAACTGTTTGGCTGTACTAACAATCTCTTCTCTAGCTAGATTTGCTAATGCTAAACTAATTACGGTATCATCATGACCTCCAGACGGGTGACCGAACTGAATAGTACCGTTAGGATTAGATTTGTAAGTAAAACTGGACAACTCATTATACAGGATAGGATAGAATTCCTTGCTTGGTAGCTCAATGTTACCATTCTGTATATCTAGGATAAGTTTTCTAATCATCCTAGTCTTACTCTCGTTTGTAGTTACGAAGGGCTTTGCTCCTCTGATATGTCTAGAAACGATTTGGTAGATGGCTTCTCCGATTCCGTTACTTTCGATAAAGCCCAAGGGAGATCCAAATCTTTTAAGTCTTTTGACAAATTCTCCTCCAATCTGTTCAAAAGTACTTCCATTGATTCGTTCAATGTCCAGTACTCTTCCGGACTCAGATAAAATTGTGAGTACTGAGAAATCAGAGTGAAGACCCGTATCGATTCCAAATAGAACTGTTCTCTCACTTCTTGTGTCATAATCAAATGTATTTAGGTTACATACTAGATCTAAACCTACAAATACATCGTTACCGGAGTCTGTAAATTCAGCTAAGTATTCTTGTTTAAAAATTTCTGGTGGTAAGCTTTTCCTTTGCTCTTCAATAAAGCTAGTATCTGTGAAAGGGTTATCGCTGGATATACCTTTAAAGCTTATGTAGGTACTGTTATCGTAGTTACCTCTTGTATACCAATTAAAAAACCAATTACCCTTCCCTTTAGGTGTACTAATTATTAGACATTTTCTACCAATAGCTGTTAGGGTAGGTAGTATGGCTTCGTTTAACGCCTCTTCTTTGATGAAGGCAGCCTCATCTACTATAAGGTACTGAAAGCTAAAACCTCTTATGCTATCGTATCTCTCTGCACTAAGGAACTGAATACTAGATCCATTTACAAAGTTAATAATCAGGTCTGAACCGTTACTGGTGGTTACAATATCCTTGCAGGCTTTTACTACCTCTTTAAAGACCTTTTTGCTTTGGTTGTAGATCGGAGATATCCAAGCACCTTTAGAGTTATTGTTCTCCAACAGCCAGTATACAAGAAGATTAGAGGCAAGGAGGGACTTACCGAACTGACGACCAGTACTAACAATCCCAAATTTGTGTTCACTATCTGCAAAGCCTTCGATTATTTTGAGTTGTCCAGGATGAGGTGAGAATAAGCTTACTTCCATTAGTTAATGTTGGTCCACTTAGTAGTAATCTGGGTAACTTCAAGCTTTGCTTCAACTTTCTCGATATCGTTACCTGTGTACTTAACAATCTGGTCTATAGCTCTTTGTCTTACCTTTTCGTCTTCTGAAGCAAGTAACTCATACAAGGCGTTCATAGCTGGATTTAGCATCCTATCGAGTTTACCTTTCCAGATCTCATCGTACTTGTCTTTAGCCTTAGCCCAGTAGGCGTGGTACTGTTGCTCGGATTTATCACCGTATGTTTTATGACAATACTCTACCCACTGCCTTTGAGTGTAGGGTGTCTCTGAACCGTACCTTAGCTCATAACACTTCTCTACCCTAGCATTTACTTCTGCGTCGGTAAGTTTATCGCCTGCCATATTATATTGTGATTATATATTCTACGGTAAATATATGCTATACCCTCCCCCTGTAAAACTTCCCTAGGATATTGGAATTAAGATAGAGGGGGTCTCTTATAACGTCCCACATGAACATATACCTACACTCTAGATACGTTAGCTCTGCTTTTGTATAAGCATACTCAATGATCTCTCTATCGATTGGCTCACCCATTCTATGAAGGTCAACAAGCTGCTCATTGCTTGAGTAGTATTTAAGCCAGTTGCTATCTTTCACTACCTTAAGTTTTCTAACCTTACCGGGTAGCGTTTTATTTTGGTAACCGTATAGGAATTTTTTACCTACGTACTTATGACCTGTAGCTGGGACTGTCATAACATAAATGAACCCTACTGCTGTAGGAGGAACATCTTCTACACTAGTAACCTTTCTGCCTCTATAAATCCAATCCATTAGCTATAAGCGATTTTAAATCCTTTATCGTGTATAATGTTCCATATCCTATGACTATCCCAATCCCATCCTGCTTGTGCAAAGGCTTGCTCTAAGTCAATCTTACCGCAAGGGGTATAGAAGTGAAAGCTATACTCACCTTTTAGTTTACCTGTTTTATACTGGTAACTGATTGCATTAACTGATTTACCATTATGCAATAACAATCTACCAAAACTAGTAACACTGTAAACAGCACCCTGGTCACAGATTATGTAACTTTGTTCTCCAGGATGTAAAAACTCTTTGCTTATAGGCTCAACAGCAACCTTAGCTCTTGGGTAGAGCTGAATTATAGGAAGGTCGTTATAGATCAGTATTTCTAGCTCGTCTGCGTTTAGGAGCTTTGGGTATAATAGTGGATCCTTCTTGTGTATCTTCCTGATTCGTGGCATAACGCTCTGGGTAAGCTGTTTGTAAAATTAACTGCTCATTCTGATCATAGAGGCTATTGATTTGTAGGGCTGCTGCTTTGTAGTGGCAGGTACATGATCTAGGTTGGCTATGCTCCCACCCTCTCATGATACGTTCTGCCTCAAAACTCATACCAGGTACTTCTTTTCTCCAGATGCGTTGGTAGCACCTTGGCTTCCATACCTCAACCAACCATTTAGCTTGCTCTTGTGTCATATATGATTATATAATTTTAAATAGGCTATCCTAGACTTTGTCTGTTGTATAATTCATTTGATTTGCCGTACTCTTGAATCCAGAAACGCTCTCTCTCAAGGAGTGTATCTGTGCTTACGTCTCTGCTAAAGAATTCTATATAATCGAATACGAATTTATCGTGTCCAAAGCTCTTAAGATCCTCTAACAGCTGTCCGGTAATCATTTTATCAGGTTCACCCTTTCTTAAGATTGTTCTCCAACCTACTTTACGTCTGAAAGGATACCTAGATTGACCAATGTATACTCTGTTAGTAATAACATTAGTGAGCTTATATATTCCTGGAGGCAGTTTACTATCGTACCTTTTAACAATCACAGCTACCCTATCCGGGTTCGCTCTTGACCATTTTACGTACCAATCTGGATTCTTATCTCTGTAGGTTTTATTAGTAACCTTATTACAAATCTTACAAGCTCTCTGCAAACCGTCTGCTGACTTTCTGTTTACACTGAAATCACTTGTAGGTTTATACTCGCAACAAGTACCACACATTTTATGACCTTGTGGTGCACTTATTTTCTTTTCATGTTTCTCGTGGTAGTTCATTTTAGTCGTGTAGGATTCTTTCTACTAAAGTAAGTACGAAGTCTAACAAATAGGTTACTATGGATAAGATCATAGCATAGGTTAGAGAATGAAATAAGGCCAAGGAAAGCCAGAAGCTTAAGCATTTTGAACAGTTTAGGGGGTTATACAAGTAGAAAACCTCCCAACGTTCTAGGTTGAGTTTATGCTTCAACCATTGTACTGGACCAAACCAGTGAGCAACAAATATCGCTAACAGTACAGCAAAGGCTGCATTTACTAAGTTAAACTCTAGCATTTTTCTTTTTCTTTTTAGGTTCTAAAAGGTGCTTACATTTTTTACTAATCTTACGTTTAGCTACTGATAGGTTACTGGTTACTGATTTAGCATCTAGCTTAAGTTCTTCTGCAATAGCACCTGGTTTCATCTCCTCAAACAAAGCCATCTCCAGTAATCTTTTTTCGTACCAATCCTGATGTTCCTCTACTTCCTTTTTGATACACTCACAAGCTGGACATTTTACCTCTTCGTCTGAATACTCTACTTCCTGAGTCCAAGGTGTGTATTCCATCACCTCTCTAGAGTTCATGAGAAATTTACGGTGCTTATGGTAAAAGGGGCTGGATGTACTCTTTAGACTGATTGCAGCTAAACGTGTGCAATAATTTTCTATTGAATTGTCTGAGTATATTTTGACTTGTTTCTCTATAGGGAGATTGAGAAAGTAATCTAGAGTGTAGCTAAGTAATTCTTCCTTCCAGGTAGGATCTGATCCACAAGTCTTACCTATGTTAATTTCTACCTGAGTAAATCCACCTAAAGTAAACCACTCGTTAACTGCCAGAGATTGACTCCATGCTGGATAGGCTGAGATATCTTTATATAGTAATTCTTTATTCACTTATTAATCTTTCTTATACATATCACCTAATCTACGAAAAATATTTCAATACTGAAAATATTATTTATCTACTTTACCAAAGCTTCCAGTAAATAAAGAATCTATACCTGGATACTTACCCTTTAGTTTATCTACTATCTCTTTTTCTTTCTCTGTATCTATAACTATATCCTTCTCCGTATCTGTATCCGTATCCGTATCCGTAGGAGCTTTACTGTCTAAGGACTGTTTCTTTACTGTCGAGAGACTGTCTTGAGACTGTATCGATACTGTCTTAAACACCTTATCATCGTATCTCTTTCGATTCGTTGAGATTACCCCTATTATACCATCCCAAAATACACTTAGTACGACATGGCTCTTAGGTATTTCAGGTAGAGGTTTATCGTTGTATACTGCAAATAATAATTCCCAGAGCAATACCTTTTCAGCTGGTTTCATCTTAGAAATGTTCTTTTCCCAGTCTAGGTATACTATAAAACTCTTTCTCTTATCGCTTTTCATTGCCATTTGATTTTAAAAAGAAACTCCCCAAGGAGGCCGGTAGGGACGGACACTCCAAGGAGAGCTCAAATATTGTTTCAGGGGCCCTACTCCCTTATATACATATCTAAAGATATCTCTTAATTAGGCCTGTGTATACCCATCTGGGCAAAAATATCAGTAACCTCTTCTGGGAAATTATAGGCTAGTGCATAAAGCAGTAGGCTAGTTACCGAAGGATATTGATACCTCTGTACCTCTTCTCCAGTTTCAGAGTTGTAGATATAGATTGCTGGATCAACATCACCAAAGTCAACCTCCCAGCTCCAGTTAGGATCAAGGCCACAAATAAGCTCAGCAGCACCTACCTTATCTTTGTCAACAAGTATCTTAATAATTTTTTCTCTCATAACATTTAAATTTTACTAAAGATAGGAAAAAGAGAGAAGGGACACATGCGGGGTAAATGAAACATGAAAAACTTAAACCCGTCTTATAGTGCCCCTTCCCGGGAATACTAAAGTATCTAACAGCTCCTAAATATATAACCTAGGATGCAAAGTACAAGCCAGGAGGGGAGGGTCACCTGAAAAATCAAATGGCAATATGAATAATCAAACTAAAGAAAAAATGACTGACGCCTCCCCCTACTCGTGCGATAGAGTTGTATCTAAATATATGGGAAAACCCCAGATATTGCTATCCAGGGTTCCCGAAAAAAAGTTCCAGTAATTGTTAAATTGCTGTTTGATTTAAATATCTATATACTTGTATAGATTCTCAGAGATCCTTTATCTCTGCTTATGGATAAATTTGTCTCCAAGTGATAGTATCTTCATCCCATACGTAAATGTATCCATCTGTAGGATACGGTACAGGTGCCTCCCAACAGAAGCCTGAATTAAGATTCCAGCTAGCGTAAGGCCTTGGGGCTATAAATGCATCGTTAATTGAATCGTATGTATATCCAATACCGGCAAAATTATATCTTAAAGGAGTACCATCTGGATGTACACCACAATGTGTATTGTAAGAAGTTTGTAACCAAGAGTTAGGATCACCTACTGCTCCAGAATTAATAAAATCCTGATCAGCACGAATTACTCTGATTACAATATCCTGATCGTTTATTTGAGCGAAGTATGACATAGTTATGCGTTTGCGTATGGGTAGGCTACAATTACTATACCAGAACCACCAGCTGCACCGTTACCTCCAGCTGCAGGTGCTGTACAACCACCAGCTCCACCACCGGTATTAATATCTCCAGCATCACCGTTTCCTCCTGCAGTAGCACCGTTACCACCACCACCTAAACCTCCAGTACCACCGGTACCATTAGGATAGCCGTAAGTAGAACCTCCACCACCACCGGCGTAGTAAACTGAAGTTCCATCTTTAAAGAAGATTTCAACACCATCACCACCGTCACCACCTGTAGCAGAAGAAGGAGCATCAAAGCCAGCTTGGCCTTTACCACCTCCACCACCAGCTGGGTATGGATCAGCA